CTCGTGGGGCCTCGGAGCGTCAGCGATGGCGTTCCCGCGAAGCCGTATATGCAGATGCAGTTTTGGCTTCGTGCTGAAAGTACACTTCAAATGGAAAGGAATAGTCATGTCATCAAATGGAATGCGTTTAAGATCTCGTGGAACCACTTTTTCCTATACCCAAAAAGTGGGTAGTGGTAGGATTAGTCTCGGTGCCTTTAGAGATAAAGTCACCGGTTCTAATCTGACTGGTTCCTGGGAGAGCTGGGAACAAGGGCCTCTTTATAATGCCCAAAGTTATCAGCCCTTGAGTTTCCAATCTTCCTCTGAATTGACCCTTGATGAAATACACAAGGGACCAATCAAACAGAGGGAGGGTGGACCCTTCAAGTCCTATAAAGCTTCCATAGCCACCGAACTTTCGTCTGGTGTGCTAGGTAAGGGAATATACCGTAACAAGTTTAATACTCGTCGGTACGAGGGTGGTTTTATACCACCTACGTTTTCAGGACTCTTTGGCATTAGCTTTGATAGTTTAACAAACTACTATCGCACTGCCATGAATTCTGATCTTTTCCCTGATATTGATGACTGGGGGAACAGGGGTTGGCGAAAAACCAAGCCCAAAATAGAATCAGCCGGGCTGTATGTCTTCTTGCGTGAAGCAAGCGACATACCACGCATGCTCAAGACTACGAAAGATCTTGCAAAAGATCTTAAGAACACCTGGGAAGGTGTTCGAGGTAAATATGTCAGGGCCGTTGAAGGTCCTGGCGTATTAACTCGTACGAATGAACGTGGGTGGGTTCAGACTCCCAAGAGGGCGTCTGACCAGTTTATCAATGAAGAATTCGGCTGGAAGCCTTTCATAAATGATATACTTCAGTTTTCTGATGTATACCAGAATGGCCGTCAGATCGTTCAGAGACTGATTGATCAGAATGGCCAGTATGTTAGGCGACGAGTTCCCCTTGGTTCGGAAACGAAAGTCACTTTGGTTGAACAGGGTAGTTTTCCTGGTACACCCATTGATGGGTATTCCTTGAACATCTCCTCCATTTCTGGAATTGAGTTCGGACTCTTTCCGGTTGTCTTCCCTGGTGACTTCTTTGTAGCACCTCCTACCTACAAAGTGTTTGATGAGGTTAAGACCTCTAGACACGCTGTTGGTAAGTTTAAGTTCTACAATCCGATTTTTAACATTAGCTATGTCACTCCGGCCGCTTCGGCCTGGAGGACCGTAGAACGCTATTTAGCTATCTACGGTCTTCGGGTGACACCTAGCAATGTTTACAAGGCTATCCCTTGGACCTGGTTGATCGATTGGTTCGTAGATGTAAGTCGTTATATTGACGCTATCTCCGATTCTTTAGTAGACCAGGTCGTCTGCGACTACTTTTTCGTTTCAATGCGTCAGGAATATAAGAGAACCTTGTCGGTTTCCTTACCATTCGTTGACGGCACTGTTAATCTCTCGTATGATTTTAATATCAATACGAAGGAACGAAAAGGTGCTAGCAGTCCATTTGACTTCGCGCTCGGCATGGGCTCTTTAAGCTCACGCCAATTAGCGATTTTATCCGCTCTAAAGGTCTCGCGTACGCGGAGAACCTTGCGCGGATAGAGTCTATCTTCTAGATCGGTGTAAGTTTGTCAGGCTTGGAAACCTTGGCAATGCTGGTCTAGTCCATTCCAAAAACTCAATGGAGGTCAACCACTTTGTTTTCCGATCCACAATCCGTTACAATCAATGCTGTTGCACAGTCAATGCCGCGTATCGAAGTAGATGGCAAGAAAGCCATCTACCAGAAGGCGGATCAAACTTTCACACTAACGATTTCACATCGTTCGTCGAAAAATAAGGGTAGGGAACGAATTAGTTCCGTTATCCGACTTGATCAACGGGCAATCGTGGCTGATCCTTTGACATCTGTCTCGGATTATGACACGGTTTCAGTGTGGCTGGTCATCGATCGACCCATTTATGGGTTTACGGTGACTCAGGTACAGCAGCTGGTAGCTGGTTTTGAAAGCTACCTCGATGCTACGGCTGTTTCTAAAGTCTTCGGTCAGGAGTCTTAGACTCCAACGGAGGGCTTTATGTCTTTCAGATGTGAAAAATGCGACAATCTGAATTGTTCGCATTCACTTCCTGATTATCGAGAGATCATCGAAGAAACACTAGTGTTTCTTGATGATATTTGGGTTAAATCCCATATGCACGGTAATACTGTGCATAAACCTCGAATTGACATTGAGGCTGTACGCGTACTTCGAGTTAAAATCCGAAGTTACTTCGTTCGCCTCAGTAAACAGATTCCGTAGTCCCTTATGGGTAACGGTTACTAAGACCGATGAGGTCCTAGGAAGACGACGTGGCTTGAAGCTTACCCCCAATTAAGGAGGATGCTTGAAAAGCAACGTAAGTGACTTTCTCGAGTTGGCAGATCAAATCTATATAGATGCGACTGCCAAGTGTACCGCTGACGTTTCAGATAACCGTGACCTATTAACTATCAGGTCACGCGTCAAATATGAAGGCTTGTCGTTTTTAACGATAAGCCTGCCCCAATTCGCCAAGGGTTTCGAAAGAAGCCTAGCGGTGGGGCATATTGTCCCAGATCTCTTTAGGGGGTTTTACTTCCCGAAGAGACAAGCAATCCCTGCATTTTTGCAAGGTATGCTTGGACAACTATTTGACATTGAAACAGGAGTATTACTACATGAAACCCCCGAACATTCTGTACTCGTTGGAAGTGTTAGGCAAATTTGCCTATCATTCAAAAAAGTCCAGATCGAGTGTACGCCCGAAAGGGTGTACGCCGCCGTCGAAGGATTCGTGCAGATTGAGCACGACTTTGATGTCTTTACCTTGCCAAGAGAAGATATCCAGAGATTTTCCCTGGTTTCTTCTATGTTATGGGATAATATGTTTCGTGAGTTTTCACTTGACAGACTTATACCACGACATGGACCTGGCGCTACTGCCGAACGTATCTCGGGAAACCAAAAATACGATTGGCATAGTTGGTATGATCGTATCGAGCCTTACTTTCATCTGTTGGGATCTGGTTTCCCTGTGGGAGCTGGTAATTCTCTCCCAGAAAAGGAAACTGATCCCGTACTAGATGAGCTCGATTTAGTTACGATTATTGGTGAGAGTGACGAATTACCCGTAAGGGTTGTCACCGTACCAAAGACACTCAAAGCCCCACGAATCATAGCAATCGAACCTTCGTGTGTGCAGTATGCACAACAAGGGGTTCGAGACTATCTTTATGAGACTCTCGAACGAAAATGGCCAACTTCTGGTCGAGTAAATTTTACCCGCCAGGATATTAACCAACGATTAGCTTTGAAAGCTTCGCGCACAGGTCGATTAGCAACGATCGATCTATCAGACGCTAGTGATCGTGTTCCACACGATATAGCCATGATGATGTTTCGAGGTAATCCTGACTTGCAGGATGCTATCGAGGCATGTCGCTCGAGGTTTGCACGTTTGCCAGATGGCCGAGTAATCGGTCCACTTCGCAAATTTGCATCTATGGGTAGTGCCCTCTGTTTTCCTGTCGAAGCTATGTATTTCTACACTATATGTGTATTAGCTTTGATGGAATCCAGGGAACTCTCCTATACCTTCCGTAATATCCAAAAGATGGCACGAAAGGTATACGTATACGGTGACGACATTGTCGTCCCGTCTGCGAATGCGGTTGCTGTATCTGCTTACCTGCATAAATACCACTGCAAGGTAAATGTGTCCAAGTCATTCTCTGAAGGAAACTTTAGAGAGTCCTGTGGACTAGACGCATATCTTGGTATGGAGGTAACACCTACATATCTAAGACAAGAGCGTCCACGATACAGAAGGCAGGCTTCACATATAATCTCATGGGTCGCCACTGCCAATCAGTTTTATCTGAAAGGCTACTGGCGCACCTCTCAATTCATGTTTAATCGAATTGAGAAGCTCATAGGGAATATTCCCTATGGCTCACTTGAAAGTGAAGGCCTCGTCCGGGTTTCGTTCTTGGGATACAAGTCTGTCCAGAGGTGGAACAGCTTGTTACATCGTTTTGAAGTAAAAGCGATGGCGCCAAGAGCCGTCTATGTCGATGACATTATTGACGGTTACCCGGCTCTGGCGAAGTGTTTGATTAAGTTAGAGCTCGCGAATCGTGAGCTAGACTATTCAGACCCTTCGGTCCAGATCGCGATGAAGAATGATCCCCTCCGCTATCAGCATTTAACAAATGCTGTTTCTAGCGATAAGAAGCATCTTCTTCGGTCTGCACTCCACGGTGGAGTGGCACTTAACCGCCGTTGGGTGCCTTCACATTAGAAGGCAAGCCATTTATTTGGCACAGGG